GTGATCTCTTCGGATAGAGTTTTGTATTTATCAACAAGCGCATCAGTCTCTTTATTTAGCTGTTGAGTGGCCTCTGATACAGGGAAAATTTTGTCTTTTATGAGTTTAAAAACATCGTAAGCAATTACAATCATGGACAAGTAAAAGAAAGCCTTACTTAACACACGTCCTAAAGTAGCGGCGGCTGAAGCAATCGTAGCAAAAGCTACTTTAATAGTCGCAGCACCTGCTTGTATTGATAAAACAAAGCTTTTCCAACTCAGCTTCATACCGGTCGTAGACAGTTTAAATTGTGCCTCACCTGTCTTAATGATAACAGATCTAGCCACGTAACTGGCGCGGAGATCTGCAACCTGTGCAGCATTCATGTTCTTAAATATACCAGTTCTTTTCTTTGCGCTGCTTGCTATTTGTTTTTCTGCATTGCTTAATGCTTTATTCGCCGCATTTTGAGAAGCTTTTGTATCTGAGGATCCACTTAAAAAATCTACTGCACCGCTTCCTTTTTTACTTCCTTCCATGCCTTGAAGGGTTGAGGTTGTGGCTCCCGTAATACCTGTGGATTGAGCTTTCTGTAATGCAACATACGCTGCTTTAGTTTTTTCTATCTCGGCTCTGATAAGTGTCTGAGACGCTGTTGCCGCTGTTCCTGCCTCAATACTAGACGCTTTCCACGCACTCATGCTTGGAAGAATCTGCCTAAGTATGCCAGCTGCGAATAGACTAAGTGATCCTATTAATGCAAGTATGTTTTCACTAAGAAACGTTGCTATACCTGCTAAAGGTCCTGCTATTCCACCTTTAACTTGGTTCACAACATCATCAAAAGCTTTTGCAAATTGACCAAGGGATTGAGCTGTTGGATCCATTCTCTTTTCCATGGCCCCAAACTTGCGCTCTGCCTGCTCTAGTACTTCGTTAGCGACAGCCTGGCTTCTTTCAAATTCATTTAGCTCTGATGCCGCTTTACCAATTTTTATGCCGTACTTGCTAGTAGCATTGTCCAGTCGAAGGATGATACCCAGTTCGTCAAGTAGTTCTGGTTCAGCTTTGGTAACACCACGAATGAGTCGATCAAAAGAGTCTCCCAAGTCTCTGCCAAGAGCTAGAGATGCGTTCTTTGCTGCTTTACCAAGACGAGCTAATTGAGTAGGGCTTATACCAGAAGCAGTACCAATAGCAGCAGCTTTTGCAGCTTCCGCATACTTCAGCTGTCCATTAGTAGCTTCTACCAAAGAGTTTGAGATTGTTTTATATGCTACACCTGTTACAGCACCCAGTGCTTTCTGGCCTTCCATCAAGTTCTTGAAGTCCATTGCGCTTTTTAGGAAGTTGAATGCAGCAGAGACAGCAAATGCTTGAGCGGCTAAAGTAGCGTATACGCCTACTAAGCCTCCCATGCCTTGTGCCATCTTAGAGAAGTTTTTAGTACCATTAGAAGAAGCTTGGGCAGCTCCTTTTAGGTTACGATCAGCAGTACCAGCGCCTTTAGCTACCCCGTCTAGCCCCGCTGCTGCTTTTTTAGAGCCTAGCGCGAGCTTTTCGGTAGTGCCTTTGTCGTCTACTTTTACATCTATCTCTATTTTATTTTTTGACATTAGCCTTTTACATTATGGGTGAAATTTTTTCCACCGCCTGCTTTCGCCTTTCGTTCACTGGCCTTCTGCCTCTTTTCGGCTTCGTTGGCCCTATGATTCATAAGTATTCTTTCGTATGTCTTCGCAAAGTAATATACTATTCTTGGGTTTTCTATTTCGTAGAGTTTGAAGACAAACTCACAATCTACCCAATCTTTACCCATGTAGCTACCGGACATTCCTTCAATTACATCGGATAACATATTGAACACAAAAAATGCCACTTGAACTTCCTCTGGAAAGTCAGAGGTTTCTAGTGGCATCTTGTCTGGATCCGGCTCTTGTCCTAACTGCTCACAGATACGTAAGTACGTATCCATGTTTATTTGGCTGTCTTGTTTTACAAAACGCTCAAGCAGTTTTTGTATTTCTACTACTTGCGCCCAGTAAAATTTTCAAGATCACCTACAGTTTCGGTAACCCAAGTGTCAAAATCAGTTGAGTTTCTCATCAACAGTTCTGCGTTCTCTTGGGTGAATGTAAGAGTGTCATCGGAGTCTAGTTCAGATATATCTACCAAAAGAAGCTCTTCCAGGTAATGATATTTAAGACCAGACCAACCTTTAATAACGGCTTTTACATACTCTGCCAAGAACTTATCTTCGTCAAGTATTTCCATTGGTTGACGAGTTTTCTTATCAAATTTTGTGGTTATTGTCTTTTTACGTAGCTTAACTAACTCCTCACGCGCTAAGTAGCATAAATCTACAGTCATGCCAGTATAGCCAGGGTAGTCAATTGTTACAGTCTTGCTAGGAGTCATAAGACTCGCTAAAGAAATAGTGTTATCGCTCATTTGTTAGTATCCTTATGGAGAAATTATTTTATACGAGTAGTATATAAGAGGGGAGGAGAAAAGTCAAGAACTATTTTTATAGAGGGGATGAAAAAAGGGGGCGAACCCCCTTTGATCAGATTAAGCGCCTACATAAGTAATTACGAGTTCATCAGTACCACTAATAGTACTTGGTAGTGCGTGGAAGTTTGTCTCAATTGAAATAACATCATCAATAGAGTGGGTCGGTACTTCCAAATGGCAGCTGGCCATTGCAAGTTCAATCCTTGGAGTTCCACTTGTTCCACCAACTTTAAAGGTTAAACCAAAGTCATGTGTAATAACATCAGTAGATTCAATCAAAGCCTCAAACAGGTCAGCACTAGAATCAGCTTCAGCATTCAAGTAGCAAGTAAAGTTACCTGAAACAGAGCGCGTGCCTGTAACATGACCAAGAGGTTGGTTAACAACACCAAGAGTCTCTGGAGTCAAGAAGGTGATTCCGTTTGAAATAGTAACGTTTCCGCCGGTAAGAACTAAATCGTATGAAGCAACGAAAGGTGATGAGGCTGCGTGAGTAACAGAAAGGTTAGTAAGACGATTACGAATAAAGTTGCTAGTGGAGCTAACTGCTTCATACACAGTAGCTGTCGGCGCAGTGGCTTCAGTGATAATCTTACCAAATCCAGACCAGTTAATGGCAGCAATGCCGTCAATATCAAAGTCCAAAGCAGCTTCGTTTACACAGCAGCCCTCAATTTTATAAGTAGTTGTAGTTCCACCGCCTGCTCCACCCATTACAAAGTACATATTACAAGTACCTAAAGTAACTTTATTAGATGCGTCAAAGTCAATTACAGAGCTAGAAAGGCCTGGGGTAATACCGGTAAAGGCATTAGCAGCATAAGCTCCGTCGCCTACCATCATAGACCACAGCACTTCTTCTACTGCGTGGTGGTTTACTGCATCATCAGCTGCGCCTGCTCCTGCTCCTGTTGAAACAAATGGACGCGCATAAGTTGAGAAAGACCACTCTGCTGGTGCAAAGGAGTCTGTAAACATCTGACGTGCTCGACGGCTTACGCCAGCTGAATCAGACATCTCATTTAATGTAATCTCTGATGCGTTTGTTGCTTGAGAGAATGAAAAGCCATCAAGAACTGGCATCTCCCAGACGCTGGAGCCTACTTCAATGTAGACTTTCGTGTCTCTGCTAAAATATAATGTATCTGCCATAGTTTATCTCCTATGTTATCTTGAAAAGACAAGGACGTGAACTTTTGTTCGTGCCTGTATTTTCTAGTATCGAACCTCTAACTGCATTTCACCAACACCGTAGGGCTCTAGTACACCTTCATCAGTATCAATACTAATAATTGTGATCTGTTGAGTATATTGAGAAACGCCATTCTTATCTATGTAAGTTAGTCTGGAATTTTCCTCAAGAACTGTTTCTACATCTTCAAGTAAACTTTCCAATGCCTGTACTGCATCTTCCTCATTAACGTAACAACGTACTGATACGGTCAGGAATCTATCTTTATATCCGCCAGCTTGATACTCTCGTGTCTCAGAGCCAGCATTCAAGTGTACTGCCGGAAATTCTTCTACTTCATCCCAAAACTTTAGTCTGGGGCTTACATTTAGAAACAGATTGGTTCTAAAATTACCAGTTCCGTCTATGTCTTTAAGCTTACTAACTAGAGCTTCTACAATAGCAAGTCTACGTGTTGTGTAATTTCGTTCTGCCATTATACTCTCCTAGTGTAGAATCTTCCAATAGCGAATTGAGCTGCTATTTCTCGTATGGATTTATCTATTACCTTTCTTGGGTCTCTATTAATGTCGCCTTGGGCGTACCCAGGTTCAAATGTTTGATAAGGGCCTTTTTGATATGTATAACCAAAACTAGGAAAGCCTTTTCTGGTATTAACTACATCCGTAACTCTTACGCTTTCTGCAAATCTACCTGTTCTATTCGTTAAGTAAGGAGCTCCCATATTAGCAGCAACTTGTTCTGGTAGCTGCCTATTTATCATACCTATCAAAGCCAGTGGCTGCGCCGATACACCTTTTCCTGGTCGCGCTTTTCTACGCTTTACGGATGTGGCTGCTTTTGCTTTTGAAGAGGTCTTTAAGCTCTTGCCTTTCTTACTATAAGTAACTGTTTTAGCTTTCCGGCTGCTAGACTTTGTCTTCTTGGAAACCCTAGCTCCTTTAACGGTTAATAATTCTGAGACTACTACGTGTTCTGCTATATTAACTGCATTGTCTTTAATACTTATACTACCTTTTCTGCCAGCTATCTCGGCATTTTTAGCCCACTTTAGTAGTTGTTTTCTTAAATCTTTTTGTATCTTAGTCCAGTCAGTACTTTCTGATCCTGGGTAATTCTTTGAACCTGCATCTAGTGATATTGCAATATCTTCGTTAGGAGATAGAGTTAAACCTCTTTTCTTTGTGCCTTTAGTATTAAAGACAGCAAGGATTTCTCCGTATTTATCTTCTAGCTTCTTTGCCTCCTTTGAGGAAGTAAAGTCTTTAAAAAATCGTGTCTTAGCTAACCACTTCATAGAGAGAGCTAATCGAGCTGCACCTACTGCCGTTTCGTCTTGGTGTAGTCTGTGTGTTCCTTTTTTTATTGCACCTATATCTGACTTACCTGCTGCACCTGCAAACGACATGCCTGGATTATTTGCTCTTTCCTCTTTAGCACCTGTTAATTTATAATCTTTTAACTGTGCTTGTATGAAAGTAACGGAATAGCTTTTTATACTATCATAAATGCTCTTAGTCTTTTTAGACTCCGTAAATACTATGACGTTAGGAGTATACTCTATTATCGTACCCTTAGAGCTAGATATAGAATCTCTAATAGAGGCCCAGGATTTTGAAACACCCGCTTCCCACTCATCTTGCTTAATTACAGGAAAGTCTTTATCTTTATGCTTCTTTAAAAGATTTTGGTACCCTTCCTTCCAAGCTTCTACAATATTAACCCGCTCTAGTGTTACTACCTGTCGTTGATCATCAATTAAACCTCTAGCATAGTTATCGTTTAGAACTGATACCATTTCTTTTAATAACGCTTTGGTATTAGCTACGGCCATTAGAAGTTCTTATATAAGTCTAAAACTCGTTTAATATGATCAGGGAACGCTACATTGTTTGTTTGAGAGCTAGACGTCTGATTAGTTACAGTTGCGCCTGCAAGAGTTTTACGCTCTTTGTGCTCATCTTTCAAATAGTAGGTAATCAAATCTATTACTGCGAGTTTTAAATCTGCTGGACACTCTTCATATCCTGCCTGATAAGTAACCTTTACCGCTCCAGGGCCTTTACGCCAGTTCTTGTATCCACTGCCATTGGTACGCATTAACGTATCTGTACCCTCATCTAAATAGAAGTCAAAACTCTCTGCACTTAATTGCTGATAGGGAGAACTGAAAGAGTCTCTTTCCTCTACTTCAACTACAGCTACTACAGGGCTTTCTGTCAACTGAACCATATTAGTGTCCCAGTTAATGTTTACTATCTCTGTTTTATTAGTAGACCAGTAGTCTACTATAGTATTTCCACAATAAGTTTTTACTAATTGACTCACGGAAGGAACCAAATTATTTAAGCGTAAGTCGTCCTTAGGGGATATAATCCCTTCGGCTTCTTTATACTCTTCAATTGTAACTAAATTTAGCATACTCTATAAGTCCATTAGTAAAAACTTAGGGGGCGAACCCCCTAAGTTTGTTACGCTTTTATTAACTAGCAAGATCGATCTTAACAGCTGAACGATTACCGGCAGTGTCTGCAACCAACTCTTCAAAACCGAGTGACTGAGTTGCAACAATAACACGACGCTGATTGCCAACTTCGTAGTCTTGCTCAACAGATACACTACGAAGACGTGGGATTGCGTAGTTGCGAGTGTTAACTGCGAATGCAGCCGGTACACCAGCAGCTTCAGCAGCAAAGCTGTCTGAAACGATAACAGGTGAGCCATATACTGCGCCGATAGCACCAGTCAGCTTAGTAGCAATGTCAGAACCAACATCGGTGATGTCAGCAAAGCCAGCGTCTTCAATCAGTTCGTAGTAACGAGCCTGAGAAACGACATAAGCTACGTCAGATGGGTTGATACCATACTTGCCCATGCCCTTACGAGCAGTAAGCAATGCAGCAGCAGTAAGTACGTCGCCGCCGCCGATGCTAAGAGTAGAACTGTCAGCAGTAGCATAGCCATCAAGACCGGTGATTGAACCAGAACCATTGATGATAGCGTTATCAACGGCACGAGCGTGAGCACGAGCAACTGAGTCGATAAGCATAGGCATCAAGTTAATGAGAACTTCTTCATCAACATGGTTGTCCATGAAAGTCTGGCTAATCAAACGATAAGCATTCAAGATTACTTGAGAAGGCTTATAGGTTGAGTCAGTGGCACCACGGTTTTCCAAGTTACCGGCAGCAGCAGCGCCAGTTTGGAAAGTTGCGGCTTCAACATCTGGTTGAATTGGCAATACAGTCGCAGCACCGTTCACTTTGATTTCGCGGAACAGACCAGCTGTACGCAGATTCAAAGTAATTTCTTTCTCGATCATACGAGAAACTTCTTGATCGATATCGCCAGCATTAGTTGCATAGTCAATACCAGCTTTTTCCATTACGCCACGAGCAAAGTCAGTGTTCATGCCTTTACCAGTCATAGTACCTAACAGGCTAGCGTGCATAAAGTCTTGACCAAACTTAGTCAGATCGCCTTTCTCAGAACGATCACCGAAAGTACGCTTGCTGTTACGCATAGCTTCGATTTCACCAGACTTCTCTTCGAGGTCTTTAGCAAACTTAGCAATTACTTCGTCCATCTTTGCGTCTTTCGCAGTAAGTTGGCTCTGTACGTCAGCCATAAGAGCTTCAACGCCAGTCTGAATACCGGTCTTAACTTTGATTTCTTGTGCTTCGATGAAAGAAGCCTGTTCTACGGCTTGCTTCTCTTGTGCAGCAACAGCTGCTTTTTCTTCGGCTTGCTTCATTGCGATTTTGGCAGCAGTTTCTTCAGCTACTTTTTTAGCAAAAGCTTCCAAGTCGATGTTTTGGTTATCCATTTTGATCTCCTGATCTGTAGATTTCTCTACGCTTTGAGGTGTGTCACTAGCTACGCTGGAAGTATTAACTTCGTCTTTAGCCAGAGACTGACCTGCTAGATCCACACGATTAGTGAAAGTTTTTTTGAAAGCTTCGTACTCAGCATCTGAGTCGAAGGATTTCGATAGCGAAAAAGTAGCTGCTTGATTACAGGGTACAGAAACAACTGATACCTCGAACAATTCAGCGTCCTTAATCATAAGTCCATCGGTTTCTTTAATATAATCAGCATCCTTGACTCTGAAACCGACAGAAAAGGCTCCAAGAACACCGTCTTTAACAAGTTCAGCTACATTGCCTGGGGCACTTTTACTGATTTTGCATTCTAACTCTAAACCATTGGGACCAGCTTTCATCCCGGTGGCACGACCGATAGGTCGATCATAGTCATGATTGAAAAGAATAATAGGATTCTTCTCAAAGTTTTTTAATCCGCCTTTCTGCCAAGCCTCAGCTGAGATAGAGTCGCCTGCACGATCAAAGTCTGCTGTACTAGCCATTCCACGAATCAATACAGAACCGTCCTCAGCCATGCTAGACTTGAAGGTAGACGTAAGATTAAAGATTTTATCCATCTTACTTTTCCTCTACTGCAGGTTTAGGTGCAGGCTTTACCGCAGCCGATGGCTTTGGTTGGGGCTTAGGAGCAGCCACTACTACAGGTGCAGGTTTAGGTGCAACTGGCTTAGGCTCCTCTTTCTTACCTATTAAAGCAAAAAGATCTGGTTCGTTATTCTTTAACATTTCTGTCATTCTTGAATAACTACGGAATACGTTTCGAATCCCCCAAAAAGTAACTGGTTTATCTTTTGCTTTGATATATTCTGCTTGAGTAAGAACTTTACCCTTTTCTGCAAAATACATTGCTAAATCATGTAGTGTTTTTTTACGTTGTCTTACGTTAGACATCAGAGTCTCCTGTAGTATCTTCAGTGGGGCGTCCGCCTTCACTTGGGTTTGCTGCGCTACCTGCGATATTGGCGGGAACTCTTAACTCACTATGTCCTTCTATATCTTCATAACCAAGTACAGCTCTAGCTTCGTTTGGTGTTATAATACCTGTATTTACTAGGGATGCGAAGTAAGATGCTTGATCCGCTAGCTCAGGTTGCAAAGCTGGTATATCGGTGACGTCCTCTTTAATCTCAAAACCGAAAAATCTTTCCATTGCAAAATTAATTTTTCGTGTTATAGGTAGTATCGTCTCCAAATAATATAGTCGCATATTTGGGCGAATATTTGCATTGTTTCCAGAGTCCAACAAAATGGGTGGAACTCCAATAGCCTTCAAAATGATCTTTTCGTTTTCTGCAATAGCAGATTGAAAATCCATTTCTTTAAAATTTACGTTTGAAATCTTATCGACTTCGATACCACCGTCTAGGATGAGAGGGCGTCTGCCACCAGCATCTGGCTTGTATCGCGCCTGCCAAGACATCAACATACGCTCTTTGATCTTCTCGGATAAGGTGTTGGGGGACTTCAGTACTAAACCAGGAACAGCTCCATTTTTAAAGAAGTTATCTTGGAATTTACGCATTGACATCATCAATTGAATAGTACGAAGCGCTGGGCTAAGTCTTGGTACGCCTCTATAGATTGAATAGAAGGAGTTTTCTTTGATATGAATTATTTCATTCGGATAATAATCTACACGCTCTTTGTAGGTATACTTTTCTACATAAGTAGTATCGCTAGCATGGATAGTTACGTCTGCAGAAGGAAGATGGTATAGATGTGCGCCATCAAAGTAGATAAAGATGTTTCCGTCTATTAGAAGATCAATAATCAAGTTTCTACGAAAGCTGTTAATATCTTGAAAAGGATTAGGTTCTGTATTGAGCAGAAGCTCTACGCGAGATCGTTTGATACCTTTAACAACGCTCATGCCTTTAGTAGGCGCACCTACTGAGGTAGGGATCTCTGCACAGTCATCAACTACCATGTTAACGGCGCGGTTGACAATTTCTATCTCTTCATAAGCTCTTTCATAGTTGTAGATAGGCTCACGAGATGACTCAATCTTACCATCATAGTAAGATTGGGCGGGATTCAGCTTTTCGTAAACTGAATCTTGGTCTATATCTTTCGTACTAAACGGATTATACCAGGCCATGTTTTTCTCGTTGAATCTCAACCCAGTTCATCTGCTTCTTCGCAGTACCTAAACTTGGATTTCTACCATAAATGGAATGTAATTGAAGATGGTGTTTATGACAAATAGTTACTGTATCTTCATACAGCTCTGTGTGCATCTCTTCAATAAACTCATCTCTCCAGACAACTATGTATTCATCAGTATAGTGGTCTGGTCGTATTTTTTGTTTTTCTTTTAGCCACTTAACAAGTAGTGGGCTAAGACTGTAAAAATGATGGAAGTCAAGCTGCTTACTAGCTCCGCAGATATGACACGCTGAACCCTTATCGTACTTTGATTTGGCTCTATCGCGTATGTATTTTATTCGGTCTCTTTTCAATTCCATTTTTCAATACCAGAATTATATCGTGTGGCAGGTGTATTGTCAAACACTATTTTTCAATAGGTCTCACTAGAACCCGCTGTTACTTGTTTGAAATGAATATAAAGCATAACGCAAGGCATCGGCCATATGCGATGCTCTATTGTGTTTGGGCTTCTCTTTTGCTAGGTTCGGATTGGGATCCCACTGATACTGATCTAGAGCAGCTAGGGTTTCTAGACATTTCTGATCTACCATTAGGTTATTATTATCTACAATACCAGCAACGTGACTGATGCCATCTAGTACTGACTTCTTCGCATTAATAGTACTAATGTCGTATTGCTGTGCAAAGTCAAACCGTGTTTGCTGCGCTGCGGAGTCAATATAAATATAGTCTATATCCCACTTATCCATAAGCCTTTGTATTTCTGCTGCGTGCTGTTCTGTAGTTTTTTCCGCATCTAAGTACTCATCTAATAAGTAGTACTTCTGCTCGTCCCAATCATAGGCAATTACACAAAAAGCTGTAGGGTCTCTATAACCAACGTCTAGCCCTGCGAATACATCCATCTGAGATAGGTCTAACTGATCAAAGGTTCCAACACAGAGCTCATGATCAAAAGGCCATACCTGACCTTCGAAGGTGTTAAAGTCTGCCTCATACTCTTGTTTAAATTCAGCTTCGGACATAGACTTTCGTGCCTCTACTACGTCACTAGGAGACATACGAGGGTTGTCTTTATATGTTGCTTTTATTGAGCACCACTCATTAAACTCATCGCTGTAGCCTCTATCAAAGAACTCCGCGAACCAGTTGTTCCGACCCCGTGGGGTAGATATGAATATTGCTTTTGAATTTGGTTTATCAAGTGTTGGTCGGAGTGCGACATTAAACGCATCACGACCGTCTGCCAACGCTGCTTCGTCAAATATAATTAAATCGTAACTCCGACCAACACAAGAATCTACCTGGTTCACCGAACCCATTCGGATTGTAGAACCATTAGAAATCTCAATCACTTTATCTTTTGCGTTGTCTTTAGTAACTTCTAGGTCGAAATGCTTAATCAAGTTTCTTTGCAGGTCGAAGGAGATTTGGGACAAGGAATAGTTAGGTGACATAATAAGAATGGTAGAACCGGGAACTAGAGATACTAGCTGCCCGATAATATTTGCAATATAAGTTTTGCCTTGTCGTCTAGACAAAGCTGCACAAATAAAACGATATTTTGGGTTGTTCACGGCATTGATCAGCGCTATCTGGGACGGTAGCGGCTCAATGTTCAGTAGCTCCAGGTAAGGGGCTACAGGGAGTTTTAGGAATCTGCCTTCGGAAGGGTAGTCTAAAAGGTAGTCGCCGGTTACATCACGACGACTTATGTCAATAGCCATATTATTATATCTTATCTAGTATTAAGTCAAAGGAAGCCGTGGCTGAAAAGTTATTTCCAGTAGTTAGGGCTCGAAAATCAATATCCGTCTTTTGGATAAATCTCAAAGGAACTGTATAATCCTGGGAAACTGTAGTCTCATACAGGTTTATATCTGATTTTATATTGAAGGATGATGATCCATAGTGGTTATCTCTGACATATATTCTAAAATTAGAATCCCCGCCTTTGCCAATCCCTGCGGTATACTTACATAAGTATCCATTATATCCTGCAGGAATAGTATATACTGCCATAAGAGTCTGACCAACCCCTGCACGGATATGAGCTACTACAGTTCCTGTACCTGAAACAGTATGGGTTGTAATAACGCCTACGTTTGTGGCGCCGCTATCATAAATCATACGATAGATACGCTTAAAGGGTACATTTGTAGTTACTGCCGTTAGTCCGGTCATAGTTATTGTATCGGTTTGCAGCTCCCAGTTATCGTCTAGTCCTAATACTTCAAGTGTGGAAGTATCAGAAGCACTTGTGCTTTTAATGTATAAGGTCTGAGCTACGCCATCAAGAGCTGCCCAAGGGTACAAACCGCCCTGACACCAAATACTTTGACTGCCTGAGGTCAAATTAGGGTTTGAACCAAATTTATGCTCAAACGTATAATCACGCTCTGCTGCACGAGCAATATCTAATCCGTATCTTCCTATCATTTTATTTCTCTATACCAACTTCATTAAAGTTGCTGCGCCTTTGAGTACAAGGCCTTTCATAGCAATATCGGCTGCAGCATCTTCAACTTCTGCTAACCGTTGTATGTCTTCGAGCAGCTCTTTGGCTTCATCTTTGCTCATTGAGCCGTCTGCTATGCCTTTTTCAATTTCTGCTAGTAAACCTACAGAACCTTCAAGTGTCATTAGAATCTCCCCATAATTGCTGTAGTAATAGCCTTACTTTGCTTTTCAAGAACTGCTTTTTTAACATTACAGTAAGCTTTTGACATAGAGTCTTTAGCTGCCATAAGGTCAGAGGTTTCTTTCATTGCTAAGACCATTTTATAAATGTCCTTAGACTTTTTACTTTCAGTATATAAATGTAGTTTGTCTATACTAGTCTTGATTCCTAGAGTGTAAGGCATAGAGCAGTCTAGCATAGAGACTTCGTGTCTTACCTCAACCCCGAGCAGAGATTCATTATCATCATAGAAGCTAGTGTCCAACAAACTACAGCTTGTTGCTAGGAGGGCAATACATATAATAGGGATTAATTTCTTCATTTTTTCATCGCATCCGCACCAAAGAAGGCTGAGACTAATACTGCAATTGACGCAAAGTACGTAGGTGCGATATCAGCAATTAAGTTTGCGGCTGTGTCAAGGCCGATAATAGAAGTAATCGCAATACCTATAGGGTAAACTAGTAGTCCTGATAAAGAGAACCAAGCCATCTTACGAATTGCATCACGCTGGGCATCTTTATCTTCAAGCTCTTTTCGTTTGAATTCCATATACATTGCATGCTCTTCTGAAGTGACGTTTCCATCACCGTTAGTGTCTGCTGGGTGATATCCAGCTGCTTTTAGTTCTTCTTCCATTACCATTTAACCTTATTAGCCCAGTATGCTGCGGACATCTTGCCTTTCGCAATATTCTTTGCGTGGCGGGCTTTAAAACTTCTGCGCTTAGCTTTTACGGCGGCAGATTCTCCAGCCTTGGGCTTCCCTGCCGTCTTAGCTCCCTGCTGGCCGAAACGAATTGTTTTTACTTTGCTGCCAACCTTTGCTACAACGATGTGGGATTTCTTTGCATGACCTGGAGTGCGCTTTGGCTTATTGAAGCCAGATACTTTTGCTCTCTTTAGTCGTGAGTCTTTCTTCTTCGCTTTTCGCTTAGCTGGCATAGGAATCTCCTAATCTAGATCAAGATCGGAATCATCAGACTCCCAGAGATCATCTTCCTCTTCAGTAGCAGGCATTGGAATACCAGAAGCTAAAATAGCATATGCTTCTGAGTCACATTTATGTAATACTCCCTGTTCATCACGAAAGCACCACTTACCGCGTTTCTCGTATATCTCAATCATTTCTTTCCCCTGCTACGGCGACTAGTTGCCGTTCTCTGACCTCGCTTAGGTAATTTTCTTTTTGGCTTCTTTTTCATTATTGCATTCCCGCTAAGGTAATGACGATACCTGCCAGAAACATAATTAGTACGCCAGCTACTCCCATCATACGACTTTCCATGCGCTCTATTATTCCTTCGAGCGACTCCAATCTATGGAATGTAGTTTTCCAGCGTTCTTCGCATTGTACCTCGTGTGTACGTAGTTCTAGCTCTAGTTTATTTTGGTCCATTCAGTAGTTTTTCCATTAACTTACCGTAATTGCCTTGGCCAAAGGGTAATGCTTCGTTTATCTGAACATTTGTTTGATTACGAATATTATTCCCTGTGTGTACTTTCTCGATCTCAGCCATCGCTTTGATTTCGTCCATACGCATCTTATGTGCCATTTGTAGCAAGTCCGCAAGATCTTTAGATGAGTACACGCCAGTTTCCTGAGCTTCATCTAACTTACTTTGTATCATTTCATCCAATAGGCTAGCAATGTTATTCTTATTGCGGTAACCAAGGTCTAGGTATACTGTATCAATATAACGCTTTACATCTCGCTTATTTAGTATATCTACTACTTTGTCTTCTGTGACCTGCATATAGTCACATACAGCTCGAATGTTCCCGTACTGTAAATAACAATTAGCTATTTCAAGCCCTTCAGGAGATATAGTGGTTATTTCTTTACTCATGGTGATATTATACTTTTATAGGTTTATATTGTCAAGAACTTTTTTTCTTAGGTCAGTTCGCAAGGGGGTTATCTAGTGATCGTTGTAGCTTGTCGGTTAAACGTTTTTCTAGCTCTGTAGTGTCGCGCTCCACTTTAGCCTCTAGGTCACTCATACGGGAGTCTGATCTATCTCTAAGCTGGCTAGCCTTCTCGTCATAATCGTTTTGAAGTGCATCTCGTTTATTCTCGAACCTAATCTCTGCACTTTGAATAATCTCTCGTGTTTCAGACTCCTGCTCACGTACCTTGTCTTCCATACGGTCTACCTGCTTTTCGATGCTAAGGATATCGTCTCGTAGCCCTGACTTAATATCTCGTGTATATTCGATGGCATCATCCAGCTTTTGTTCAATAATAGCGTTTCGTGCTTCAATAGCATCTGTGTCAATATTCTGAATGACTTCCTTCATATCCATGTAATCATCATAGAACTGAAAACCACCCCAGGCTGCACCACCTAATGTCGAGAGGGCTGTGAGCATGATCATCATCTTCCCTCCGCGAAAGGTCATTCCGCCTATCTCAAACTCTGCCATTACTTTTCCTCAATAAACTTTAAGTTTCTTAGGTTAGCTATCTCTTGTTTCAGTTTCATAACCTCCATTCGCTTCTTTTCAAGTTCAAGCTTATAAAGAGTATTACAGTTTATTCGTTCTTTTGGTCCACCAATAGGTATAGTTATTCGAGCATACACACCTACATCCTTTGTTTGCGAATTAAAGGGGTCAGTATTGATCGAGTCGTATGGGTTATCATTTTCATTAATAAAGCCAACTACACCGAATTCTACGTTAGTTGCTGAACCAATTGCATTTTTACAGTCCACAGTACCAGCACGAATACTATCAGATGCATACGTTTGGGGGCTTGAGGGCAGTCCAAGGTTAAGTGCAGAGGTATCGGCCTCTACTCCAAAACTCAGAAAAGCACATATTATTATTAAAATTCTCACCTGCTATCTCACTTTATTTTAGAACAAATTTTTGAATCAACTGCTGTAGACTGCTTAAACCCCGCTAAGATTTTAGAACGTGAGCATATGTATCGTACACGCTCTTTATCTTGTTCACGAATGAATACACTTATTGTAGCTTTACCTAAATAAGGTACTTTCCTAATCCTATCTTCTGTAGCGAAAGGTATCGGATTCCAAGAACCATCGAATACATCAACAGAATAGTACTCTATTTCCTTTCGAGAATTAAAGAGTTGCATCTCGGCTTGATACAGTCCTGGCATATATGATTGTCGAAGCTCAGGGTAAGTAGGTATAAACTGGTGAGCACTAACGTACCCACACAGCAGTACCAAAGGAAACAGGAGCCTCATTACAGAGCTACGCACTCTGCCACGACAACACTAGAGTAGTTGCCTGCAGGGAATGCTTTGTCATATCCATAAGATACAGAGGATTCAGCCTTAAACCAAGCAGTTCCTGATACAGTCAGGTCAATCTCAGTCATATTATTATATACACGCTTGTTTGTGTCGAAAGCTGACATTGATGCGTCAGAGACTTCAGAAGTAGTTATATCACCATCCCATGCGAGAGTATCGTTCAACTCTGGGCTATCGCTAAAATCGACTGGAGTTGTAATCACAGCTTTGTAAGTGTTGGGAGTGATGATGTCATATCGAATGATAGGGGCTGCACCACCATCAGTAACTTTAGTGCTTAGAAGGTTTGCTACAGGGTTACCATAAATACCGGCGGTATCAGTTGTGATTACACACTTAGACTCGACATTACCTGTAATAGGGACAGTTGCAACAGCTAGACCGGAGGCCATAAACATTGCTGTAAATAGTAAAGATTTTTTCATTTTAAGGATCTCGGGTGCTATTTAGCACGCTTTGATAATATATTATCATATTGGGCTCTTACCATTTCTTCGTGCTTTAACTGATGAGCTAGCCCCACTCTCAACGCGTTTAAATTCTTCGGTATCTCTTTATGTTCAAACTGTAGTGTATCGTTATACTCTCCACCACTTAGAGCGGTTAGATACGATTGAGGTATAAATCTCATGTTAAACAGTGCTTTCTCTTGGCTAAGAGCATTCTGGTCCAGCATAAAGCCGTTGATACCGCCTAACAGTTCTTCCAGTTTCTTTCGTTCTTTTGCGGATTTCTCCTTTCTCTCAATGTTCTCTTCCTCTTCTTCAATGCGAGCTTTTCGAGCTAGCTCCATCTGAATGTATTCATCTTCGAGTGGGTCCACATAAACTTCGCTATAGGGAACTACGGGAGGTATATAACCTACACACTCTGGAGATACTTGAGGGTCGTAACAAGTTTCATAACGACAAGTGTAGATGACAGTTGGATCCTCTACACTACCTTCCCCTTCTACTGCGATGCTACCATCTCC